GACGACCTACAACTTGCCTAACGACACCGTTGACTTGATTGAGCACGTTATTCGTACGGATTCCAACCAAGGCCCTAACCAGACTGACCTGAACATCACCCGGATTTCCGTCTCGACCTACTCGACTATCCCTAACAAGCTGGCGCAAGGCCGTCCGATTCAGGTGTGGATTAACCGCCAGAGTGGACAGACGACCGACTTAATTGGTGCAACTTCGGCTAACCCACAGATTAATGTGTGGCCCGCGCCGGATCAGGGCACGCAGCTTAACCCTTACTACGTGTTTTACTACTGGCGCTTGAAGCGTATTTTTGACGCGGGTGATGGCGTGAATGTGCCGGACATCCCGTTTCGTTTTCAGAATTGCTTAGTGGCAGGTCTGGCGTATATGATTGCGGTGAAGAAGCCCGAGGTGGCACCAGATCGCTTGGCGGGTTTAAAGATGATGTATGACGAAGCTTGGGACTTGGCGTCGTCGGAGGACCGTGAGAAAGCTGCGGATCGGTTTGTACCACGTGAGTACTTCATCTCGTAACGATGGGCAACAGGTTCAGTTCAGGTAAGAATTCGATCTCGGAATGTGATCGGTGTGGATTTCGGTTCAAGCTGAAGGTCCTGAAGAAGCTTATCATCAAGACAAAGCAGGTCAGTATTAAAGTATGCCCGTCGTGTTGGGAACCCGATCAGCCGCAGTTGCAGTTAGGTATGTACCCAGTGCAAGACCCCCAAGCCGTACGGGAACCACGCCCAGATGTGAGTTACAGACAGGCGGGTTATACGGGCTTGCAGTTGACGTTGAACACAGATTTTGGTGACCCGTCAGGTGGTAGCCGAGTGTTCCAGTGGGGTTGGGCACCGGTAGGTGGGTCAAGTGCGAATGATGCGGCGTTAACGCCAAATGCTTTGACCTCTAGAGGCGTAATAGGTAGTGTAACCATTGCATAGGAGTTAACATGAAACACAGCGACATTAAAAAAGATAAGCCGGTCATGGAGAAGATTGCTAAGAAAGCAGTCAAGGGCCATGAGCAGCGTATGCACGGTGCCAAGAAAATGGCTAAGGGCGGCGTGACTTCAGAACAGATGAAGTCCATGGGTCGCAATCTGGCTCGGGTTGCCAATCAAAAATCGGGCTAATCATGGCTAAATTTTCACAAAAGCAGGGCGGCAAAGAAGTAGGCCAAGCTGCTGTTTACGCGGAGCCACACACCATGGACGGTAAAAAAGTTAAAGGCGACCTGCCTTACACAGCAGGCGCTAAAGTAATAAACGAGATGAACCCGTCAGTTGCGGGCTTGTCCAAGGGTAACTACAAAGAAACCAAGACTACCGGCATTAAGATTCGTGGTACCGGCGCTGCAACTAAAGGCTTGATGGCTAGGGGTCCGATGGCATGACGTACAACGAACTGTTCATTGCTGTTAAGAACTACCTGCAAAACGACTTCCCCGCAAACACGTGGACGGACGTAGCAGGTACAGGCGTAACTACGTCTGGCGGCACCGAACAGATCAACTTTTTTATTGCGCAAGCTGAAGAGCGCATATACAACACGGTGCAGATTCCTGCACTTCGCAAAAACGTTACAGGTTTGACCACATCAGGAAACAAGTATCTGTCTTGCCCGGCTGACTTCTTGTCGGTTTTTTCAATTGCAGTTATTGATGGCAATGGCAATTTTGAGTATCTATTGAACAAAGATGTGAACTTCATCCGGGCGGCATACCCCAACCCATCGAGCACTGGACTGCCACAGTACTACGCCTTGTTTGGCCCGACAGTCGCATCTGGTGTTGTTTCTGATGAACTGAGTTTTATTCTTGGCCCAACGCCGGATGATGACTACGACGTAGAGTTACATTATTTTTATTACCCAGAGTCAATCACGGTGGCGGCAGATGGACGTACATGGCTTGGCGATAACTACTCACCTGTCTTGCTGTACGGTGCTTTGGTTGAGGCTTACACCTTCTTAAAGGGTGAAGTTGATTTGATCGCACAGTACGATAAGAAGTATCAGGAAGCACTGGGTCAACTGAATCGTCTGGGTACAGGTCTTGAGCGTGGTGATGCTTACCGCGATGGGCAGGCTAAGATTAAGGTGAATCCGTAATGCCAATCCAACAAGGACTCACAAACAGCTTCAAACAAGAGATGCTCCAAGCGGGGCAAAACTTGGCAACCGACACGTTGCGGATGGCGTTGTACACGGCTCTCTCTGATATTGGTTCACTTACCACGGTGTACACAACGGCGAACGAAGTGGTGGGTACAGGCTATGTAGCGGGTGGAGTGGCAGTAACCGGCGCGACTATCAGCACAGAAACCACGGGGCCAAACGCCGGAACGGTGTATGTGGACTTTAACGACGTGTCATGGCCCGGTGCTAACTTTACGGCGCGTGGCGCATTGATCTACAACGTAACCCGCAGCAACAAGTCAGTAGCGGTTTTGGACTTTGGGTCTGACAAAATTTTTAGCAGTGTAAGTAACACCGTTGTTATGCCGGTTAATTCCGCTACGACGGCACTAATTCGTTTTCCTTAAGAGGTTACTATGCAAAAAGAATTCGGAAGCTTCGGAGATAACGCCGTAGCCACAATGCAAGCCAAGGGCAATATTGCACCGGAAAGTGTTGGCATCGAAGGCCACTACCATGTTGTCTGCCGCGACAAAGACGGCAATATTAAGTGGGAAGACGAATTCCCTAATCTGGTCATGGCGGTTGGCAAGCAGTTGATGCTAAACACGTTGCTGGTGACCGCTTCAGGTTATACCCGCGTTGGCCCATTCCTTGGCTTGATAGTCTCTGGATATACTGCTACCGCTGCGGACACAATGACCACGGTAGCTGCGGTAGAATTTATTAACTACACGGTGGGCGGTTCAGCAGTGCGCGGTACGGCTGCGTTTTCATCAGCTACTTCGTCTGGTTCAACCCCATCAAACGTAACTACCTGCGCGGCTTCTGCAATTACCTATACCATCACGGGTGCGGGCGGTACGGTGGCCGGTTGTTTCTTGGTGACAGGTACAGGTGCAGTTTCTACACTTTCTAGCACGGCGGGTACGTTGTACTCTGCCGGTAACTTTTCAACTGCTAAGACCACGACGGCTGGCGATACGGTTAGCGTGACCTATAGCACAACCGCTACTTCGTAATGTTTGGTATTACAGCGTTTTCGCAAGCGCCTTTCTCCTCAACGGCGGGGGCGTTTTTTGCGGATTCAGTTGTAGAAAATAGTTCAGTAAATGATGTTAGGGTAGTTACAGCGCAGTTTCCGTTAAGTAGGGTGGAACCTTCGACGTTAGCAGATAGCAGTACTCAGACTTCGGCGTTTTTGCAATCGTTGGCCGAAAACAGTACGTTAAACGATGCGCAGGCAGTACTGGCGCAGTTTGCAGTAAGTAGGGCTGAACCTTTTACATTAGACGACGTGCTAGTAGGAAGTGCTGGTTTTACGTTAAGTAGAGTAGAGCCTTTGACATCGGCGGAAAGTCAGACTTTAGCAGCGCAGTTTGCAGTAAGTAGGGTGGAACCTTTTACGGCAGCAGACACAAGCACTCAAGCGTCATCGTTCTTGCAGTCTATAGCAGAGAATTTTGCAATTAATGATGCACGGGTAGTTACTGCGCAGTTTGTGGTTAGCAGGGCTGAACCCATTACACCGAATGATGTACGGGCGATAGCGGCGCAGTTTGCAGCGAGTCTGGCAGAAAACGTTGCAGTAGATGACATAGATATAATTGGTTTAGCGTTCTTTGATACTGTGATTGAGAACGTAGGCGCGGCAGATACTAGTGTAGCGGTGCTAAATTTGTTCTTTGATATATCAGAGAATGTAACGGTAAATGATGTACGAGCGGTAGCGGCACAGTTTGCTGTGCGGTTAAGTGAGAATTTTGTAGTGTTGGATAGCAACGTCGTTCGAGGTTGGTTCACTATCTATAATGACGAAGATGCTAATTGGCAAAATATTAACAGTAACACTCCGGTTAGTTGGACCGCTATTAGTGGCAACGCTACCGGTACTTGGCAAAATATGAGTACTTCAGGTAGTACTGGGTGGGATGACATTGATACCGACCCCGGAACCAACTGGAACAAAATTAATACGGTGTAAACGATGCCACTTGTAGTCGCAGACAGGGTAAGAGAAACCACCACAACCGTTGGCACAGGGACGATTACGCTCGCCGGGGCAGTAACGGGGTTTCAGACTTTTGCTGCTATTGGCAATGGCAATACTACCTACTACACTATTGCTGGGCAAGGAACTAGCCAGTGGGAAGTTGGGATTGGGACGTACACAGCATCAGGTACGCTCTTATCTAGAGACATAGTGCTGGCGTCAAGTGCAGGCGCCCCAACCAAGACTACCTTTTCTGCCGGTACGAAAGACGTATTTGTCACCTACCCAGCCAGTAAGTCCGTGTATGAGGATGAGGGGCAGGCAGTTTATGCGGGTGCTGGTACGGCGGGTATTTATTTGAACTCAAAGAATATTACGGTTAATACAACAGTAGCTTCTGGGTACAACGGTATGAGTGCTGGGATAATAACTGTAGCCGATGGTATAACGGTAACAGTGGCGGATGGCTCTCGCTGGGTAGTTGTTTAAGGAAAAAACATGGCAACCACGTACAACAATAACCTGCGAATTGCAGAGATCGGCACAGGCGATCAGGCGGGCGTGTGGGGTAACACCACTAACTACAACTTGGCGACGTTGCTTACCGAAGCAATTACGGGTGTCACGTCGGTAACGGTTGCTGGTAATCAAGCCCTTCTTGCATTAGATGGCGTAACCGATCAGGCTAGGCAGGCGGCGTTAATTCTGGGTGG